GTTGGGAGCGGCGAGCTATCAGAAAGCGGAAGGCAGTTCCAACATTATCGATGATTTATCGGATGAAGACATTATCGTTCAGCCGGCAGAAGCGTTAGACATCGAAACAGGATTACAGGCGATTAATAATCTCTTAGCATGGGATCGGGAAAAACCGATGGATTTGGATAATAAGCCTAAATTGATGTTTTCGGACGAATGTCAAAATCTCATAAGTTGTCTGCAAGCATACACTCCCGGCGGTTCGCTTAAAGCGCCCGAAAAAGACTTCCCTGACTGTGCAAGATATTTTGCAGTGGGGAACTTCGAGTATTTCGGCAAGGAGGAATTAATTTCAACAGGCGGAGGAGGATATTAATTATGGGAGTAACTAAGAAATGGAGTGCGATGCAGAGGGACCAGGTGGTCATTTTGCGAAAAACTGGGTTGAGTTGGCCAAAGGTGAGCAAAGGAGCGGGAATCCCTCGTTCCAGTTGTCAGAAAATTTGGGCGGAGGACTCGGACGGTGAAGTGGAACTGCCCAAACCACCGGCAAATCAGATAGAAAAAGCACGGGTTCTCAAGCTCGTTCCAAACCCGAGGCTTATGCTCATTTACTTTGAAGATCGGGAAGGGGTTGCAAGGTGCGTAAAGCGGCCCGAGCAGAATCACCCTGTTAAATCGGAAGTATATGTCAAAAAGGTCGAAGGAGACGATGATTTGTATCGAATCGCATGAGCGACAGGAGAAACGAATCGATGCCATGTTACAGGAAATGGTGGTGGAGGAGGGCTTGGCGGCATTTGAGGCGGGCAGAAACCCCAGCAATTTCACCTTAAAAGAAATTAGCGAATTTATCGGAGTGCCTCTTGTCACAGTCCATCGGGTTGAAAAGGACGCACTGAAAAAACTTAAAAAAATAATGTTAGAATTGGAGATCAAAAATGGAAATACAGGAATTTAGCGAAAAAGGGCCGGCTGTCGATGCCATCAAAAAGGAGTTTGACGATGCAAAGTCGAATTTATCCTTTTGGATGGATAAAGCCGAGCAAGGTAGGGAATGTCGATTTAACGAATGGGCGGGCAAGGATGAAAGCGGAAAGAAGAACGGACCGGAAGCATTTCCTTGGAATGGAGCCAGTGATCTCGAAGCAAATCTTATTAATCCATTAATTGATGGCGATGTAGCCCTCCTTTCTCAATCGTTATCACAGGCCAACCTGGTAGCCGCTCCCGTGGAAAGTGGAGACATTGGCAGTGCAAAGATGGTAAGCGAGTTTTTGAAGTGGCGGATGAACTCAATGACGGAACTTCCTCGGGAGGCCGCCATCGGAGCAAACTATTTATTACAGAACGGTATCACTTTTTTCGGCACTTACTGGAAGCGGGAAACCACTCGAGTGTTTAAGGACATCAGCCTCGAAGAGATTGCCCAAATGAGTCCCGAACTGGCAATGGCGATCCAAGATCCCGAGATGAAAGAGGGAGTCGAAGAAATGCTATTCCCGCTATTCCCTAATCTGAAAAAGCGAAGAGTTCGTAAAATGATCAATGAACTTCGCAGTAAAGGAGTATCAAAAGTCCCGACTGAGAAAGCGGTAGTAAACAGACCGGCAATTAAAGCGTATGAACTCGGCAGAGAAATAATCATCGACTCGAATGTAATTGATTTAGAATCGGCCAGAAGCATTCACTGCATCCATTATTACAGCCCCGAAGCATTAATGCAAAAGGTCAGTGAGGGATGGGATAAAAAGTGGATCGAAGAAGTCCTTGAGAACTCAAAAGGCTTTTATGCGGACGAAAGTTATTCGACTGATTTAATGTCTTACGACTCCGGCAACTTTTACGGCACACAGAATTACGAGGGCATGGTTCGGGTAATTACAACTTATCGTAAGGAACTCGATGAGGATGATGTACCGATTTGCACGATTACTTGCTGGGCGGATGAAGCGGAAGGTCATGGGTTTCATAGTCCGATGGAATATGACGAAGGTCGTTATCCCTTTGTCTGTATTACCCGAGAAAACCTCAATCACCGCCTACTCGATTCCCGAGGTTACCCTGAGCTTTTAAAGTCTTATCAGCAAGCTGTCAAAACGGAGTTAGATAGTCGGCGCGACCGCGCCTCGATGAGCACAATGCCAGCCGCAGAATATGTCGTTGGCCGGAAGCCCGAACGGATCGGACCAGGTGCGCAGATTCCAGTTCGCAGAAGGGGAGAGTTTGGATTCGTAGAAATCCCCCGCTATTCACCGGCATCGATGGAGGTGGAGATGCAGTTAAGACAACTCGCCAATAAGATAACCGGTCGGGCAACATCCGCCGAAGACGCAGTTGAAGCAAACAGCATCCGCCAGCACTTGGTCAATCAGTGGCTTAACGGATTCAAACAGGTTCTTAATCGGGTATGGTGCTTGGATAGAACTTATGGCGGACCACAGATTTGGTTTCGGGTTACCAATAATGAGCAAGGCGCTCAACTCATGCTTGATGAGACTGCGGAGGTTTATGATTTTAACATTACTTGGAACAGCATGAACCAGGACGAGGAAAAGGTTCTTCAGAAACTCGATACAGTGGGTAAATTAATGTCGCAGTACGACAGACAGGGTCAAGCTCGGTATGACATTTATCTTCGTAAAGTGCTTGAGGCTATTGATCCAAATCTTGCCGGTCAATTGATTGCCCCCGCGGAAGAGGCAACGGACAAAGAGATCAAGGAAACTTCTGCCGATATTGCTAAGATATTCTCGGGACAAGTGGTTAATGCACCACAGCAAGGGGTTAATTCCCAGCTTCGTCTGCAAGTTCTCCAGCAATACTTGCAAGGTACTCCCGAAGTGCCAGCGACCGATGTTCAAAATCGTATGCAAGAGGACGAAAACTTTGCCAAGAGACTTCAGACATATGCGGGTCAGCTTGAACAAATGGAAGCACAGAATCGCAACGCACTAATTGGCCAGCTTGGGACTGCTCCCGGTAATGTACCAGGTACATCGATGGCCGCTTAACTTAAAGGAAATATTATGAGTTTATATAAAAATATCGCCAAGAAGAAGGCACGAATTGCCGCCGGATCGAAGGAACGAATGAGAAAGCCTGGAGCAAAAGGTGCACCATCTGCCAGTGCGTTTAAAAAGGCGGCAAAAACTGCAAAAAAACGCAAATGACTTTAGCAGATGCGATTAACGGCCTAGGGGAACAGACCGAATGGCTAACAGTAAAATCATTTATCCTCGAACAGAGGGATATGTGCTTAGTCGATTTTCAGGACTATACCCATGTCGATAATCCGCAGAAACTTGCCCGTCTTAGTGGAGAGATTGCTGGACTTACACGAATAATTGAAAGCTTAGAAAATGCCGAAACTGACACCCCATCAGCAATTTAAAAACGAACATCGAGCCTTGCTAAATCGCTGGCTAGAAGAGAGTGATATCGATGACCATGAGATGGCACAAATCGCCCTGACCGATGTTGAAGAATGGATGGACGAGGAAGTTGTTGATTTTGAGTGCGACATGAGCCTCGATGACGAAGAACACGAAGCGTAAGGGCTACATTTACGAGCAGACTTTCTTCACTGAAGCGTTAAAGAATGGGTTGGAAGTTTTCATCCCACTGGGTGACCATTTACCAGTTGACTGTATCCTCGTAAATTCGGCGGGCAAAAATTTTAATGTCCAAATTAAGGGGTCTGAAAAGTCAAGCAAAGGGGAAAGAAAAAACGGGTGCAAACGGTATCGATTTTCCACGACTACTGGGCGGGTAGTAAAGCAACCACTAGACTGCACAAAAGTCGATATAGTGGCAATATTTTGTGCCGACATAAACACCTGGTATCTAATCCCATGTATGGCTCTCGATGGAGCATTAACAGTTGCGGTTTACCCGGACAACCCCGAGTCCAAAGCCAAGCACGAGAAATATCGGGAAGCGTGGGACTTATTTAAAACTTCCTGAAAATTTTTATTGGCCCCCTGTCATAATCGGAAGTGGCGAACCATTTCGGTACGCAGAAAACGCAAGAGTGCGAACTTCCCAAACGCAGAGAAAATATGGCAGATACAGAAATTAGCGAGGCTCCGGCTACGACAGAAGCAGAAACAAACACGCAAAGCATTACGACCCTTGAGGAGTTAACGGCATCGTTCGTTGACAAAGTTGAGGAGAGTGAAGCGAAAGAGGAATCTGAAGCGGAACCAAGTCCCGAGACTACTACCGCAGACGCAGAGACCGACCAGGATACAGATGTTCTTTTACAGTCTACCGAATCTGAGGAATCAGAAGAGGAAACGGAAGAGATAGCAGAAGAGGAGGAGTCCACTGAAGAATCGGGGGACAATGAGCCGCAGTCTAAAGCTGTTGGTAAACTTCTGAAACAGGTGAACCGCTTGACCGCTCGCGCAAAAGCAGGAGATGAGCTTGCCGAAACACTAAAATCAGAAATTGCATCATTAAAATCCACCCCTCAAAAGCAATCGGAATCCAGTCAGCCAGCTCTCGAAGAAGTCCAGGACTTTCAGTCATTGGAAACTCTTCGGAAGGAAGCTCTTGCCGCCAAGCGTTGGTCGCTCCAACACATCGGAAAAGATTTTATCGAAGTCGATGGGAAGGAATATGCCGATGAGGATATCAGAAATATTCTCACCCAAGCAGAAGATTATCTAACGGAGAAAATACCCGAAAGGGCGCAATATCTCCAGGCATCCGCTCAGTGGCAACAGGATACGATCAATACTCACCCGTGGATTTCAGAAACAGTCGATACAGACCAAGCCGAAGAACGGAGATCCGTTTTAGGTCAGATAAAAAGTCAGTATGCCGACATTCTCAAATCCCTACCTAATGGCGATTTTGTAGCGGCAACACTCGTTCGAGGAGTTGAAGCGATTAAATCAGATCAGGCGGCCAAGTCGGCCAAACCGAAAGCCAAAAGGGTAGCCAAAGCACCTCCGACAACGATGGGCGATTCATCCCCACCGGTACAAACCTCAGCCACTAGGCAGACTGCAAATAAACAGAAAATTTTGGAGCGTAAAAATCTCTCGGTCAACGATCTCGCCGCATTTCTTGCGGACTAAAAAAATTTAAAAATCTTAAAATAAGGAATATATAAAATGGCTATAGCAACTTCGTATAACGTGTTGAGTACCAAGGGCTCACGCGAAAATTTAGAAAATGTGATGAAAACGGTTTCTCCACAAGAGACTCCAATTTACAGCACGATTTCTCAATCCGCCGCTCCCAAAGCGACTCTTAATGAATGGTTAGTTGATTCACTCGCTGATCCCGCCGGCTCAAGTGCCGCAACAAACGCAGACGGTGTAGATATTACTCTGTCGAATGCCGCTAACTTAATTGATAGCCGCGCTCGTCTAGGTAACCGGGTGGCAACACTTAGGGATATCTTCGCAGTTTCTCGTCAGGCCGAAATGGTTGATGTTGCTCCTGGTGGATCTCTCTTTGCGGCCTCAACTGCAAAATCTTTAATTCAGTTGAAGAACAGCCTTGAAGTGGCAATCGCTTCAAACAACGATCAAGCCGCTGGCTCAGGTTCTGCTGGAGCTACGATGTGCGGACTTGGAATTTGGTCTGACCCAACTGCAACTGGTAACACTTTCGACACAACCTTAAAACAAGGTTTCCGTGCAGTAAGTGGTTCTCGTGTAAGTCTTGCAAGTTTGACCGAATCTGCTTTCCGTGGATTACTTCAGGCTGTTTACACTGCCGCTGGTTCTAAAGGCTCTTTTAAGTTATATGCCGGCCCAAATTGCGTTAATAAAATAACGGACTATACGAGATCCACCACTGCAAACAGTGACTTTAACTTTAACCAGGATGTTAAGGATGGTATCTTGAAATTATCAGTGGTCCAGTACATTTCGGACTATGGTGTAGTGGACATAATCCCTACTTTGTGGAACGGGCGTAGGGATGCTGGAGCAAGTGGAACAAGTACAGCACTGGGAACTGTTAACACAGATCGAGGATATCTCCTTCCATCTGATGACACTGTTTCCTTGAAGTTCTTGGAAGGCATGACCGTTCAGGATCTTCCTGACAACGGTGCTGGGAAACGCGCATTTACAGAGTGTATGGCTACGATTCG